TAAATTATCTTTGGTTGTATGTACACTTCCTAGCTTTAGGTAGCGAGTATAAGTTTAGATATGGGAGAGAACATGCAAGTATAACTAAACTAAAAGAACCTTTAAAAAAGATACCAAACATTACTAAAAAAAGTATGACACCACTTGCACAAGCTATGCCAGATGAATACAAGAACGATAACCCTATTAAAGCGTACAGAGATTACTGTATCAATGAGAAGCATTACGCTAAGTGGGAGAAAGGCAGAGCCAGACCAGACTGGTGGACAAGGGAGGTAGCATGATTATAGAAGTAAAAGCAGACAACGTAGCTTACATAACAACATCAACAGGTAAGATAATCTACATTGATGATTCAACAGATGAATTAATTATAGATACTTGGGATATGAATGGACAACCTATCGAACCTTTGATAACATTTACACCAGACTTTGAAATAAAAGATAAACCAACACTACAATTAGTTAAAGATAACAAGGAGGAAGACAATGAGTGATACATTAAGAATAGGAGATGATGTTCTATGGAGAGGTAGCTTTGGTATGGAAGAACCTAGAAAGGTAATGGTAACAGGAATCCAGCTAAACTATTCTAACGGAAGTAAAGAAGGTATTCCAGTAGAGGAGATTGATTGGTGGCATATACAAGAACGTAATCAAATCCTTGACTTAGATAATGGTCATTGGTGTTGGGCATTTCAAATAGAACCAGTAGTAGAGTATGTTTAAACAGACTCAATTAATTAACAAAGTGTTTGACTTACCTTATAAAAAATGTTATAATCTTTTAAATTTTTTAAGGTATCAAACAAATAATTATAATAATTAATAAATTAAATAATTAAAATATTTTAAAAAGGATATAAATATGAGTGATGATACAAAAAGAATTATAAATATTGATGATGTTGTAGATGATTACTACAATAATGCACCGATAGTAGATACAAATGAGTATAGTGAGGATGTGTTAGGAGAGGAGGACTATGATGACAGAGCATGATGATAGGGTTAGTCAACAAAGGTTGCTACTTGAAGCAGAAGAGTGGGCAAAAGTTCCTAAAGCGGTACATATTCACAGCTTAAAATCTATGTGGTATGATGATAGACCTTGGGATACTGAGGTTGGTAAGGTTATGGACATAGAATACAATAATGGATTGATTGTTAGAAAAAAATATGGAGAGACAATACATACTTTTGGAGAAGAAAAGACAGGTCAAGAATTAATAGATTTATATTGCAGAGGTGGAGCATGACACCACAATTTAATGGAAGAGATTTTATTTATTTGTTTTTTATGTTGGCTTGTTTTATCGTAGCTTTTAGTATTTGCGACAGAACGTTTAAACAAGATTGCTATATCATAGATACAAGGTATATGGTATGACACAAAACTTTTCTAAAAAAGAATTAGAAAATTCTAAAAGAATATTTAAATCAGCAACACCTAAGTATGATTTATCTTGGTATGTTAAATGGTCAGCATCAGCCATCATGTTAGTAGCAATGTCGTTTAGAGGTGCACAAGTTTTACCACAGTTTGATTTATTACTATCCTTTGTAGGATGTTTAGGTTGGTTGTGGGTAGGGGTTCTGTGGAAAGACAGAGCATTAATTATTTTAAATGCGGTAGCAGTAGTGATATTGTTTAGCGGTATTTTAAAACTATTCTTAGGAGGGTAGTATGAGAGAAGAGATTATACAAGCACTAAAAAATAATTTAGAAGGCTTGATTGGTTGGCACATTATGAACGTAAACATAATGCTAGACAAAGCGGTAGGAGTTCCAGAACATCCAGACTTATTGAAGACTATTGAAGAAGAGCTACAAGCTATATCAGATTACAACGATAAGCTAGAAGTTTTAAATAAATATTTTTAAATAACGCTGGACTTTACAAAGGAGATATGTTATAATGCCTGACATGATTGACAACAAGACAAGGACATTAACGAGGGATGAGTATAGAAACTTTCAAAACTTCATCAGCTCACAGCCAAATCAGTTTGGTTATATGGTTGAGCACATTGATGATTTTTTTAAGATTTCTTTTCTTAAAGATGTTAGTTTTTGTTGGGATGAATTTTTTAAATACAATGATGAGAATGTTCGTGGCGTATCATAGGAATAGCCCTCATAAATTTCCTTTTAAACCTATGGTATTCGATTCAGTCGTGCAAGTTTCTGGTCTTGTGCCCTTAAAACCAGCTCCTTTTGAAACGTTTAAACGTGGTGCTAGAGCCACCGTAAAATCCTTTCCCCTTATCAATCAGGTTTGTGAAAGGTTGTGGATGAAGCAGGATAAGAACTACACCAAGTACTGCCACCCGTTTAAACAATCTCAAATTAATTTCAAAAAACTATTGAACTCAAAGCCAAAGTATGATATAATGGCAACACTTAATACAACCTACGGAGGATAAAACTATGGAGTATGAGTATTTAGATGGAAAGAGTATGTATGCTAATGTCAGCACACCTAACAGGAGATTTGAACCACATAAGTATCAAATCGTTGTGCTTACAGATGAGGATACTGCTAATAGACTAGAGGGTCTAGGTTTAAAACAAGTGAGAACCAGAGATGGTCAACTCAAGTATGATGAACCTGCATTCTCTTTTAGTAGACATGCCAACAGAAAAGATGGTACGCCTAACGCTGCACCTAAGTTATTAGATGGAGAAGGTAATCCGCTTGATGTTGCTGTTGGAAATGGCTCAACTGTAAGGGTTAAGATAAAGCCTTATACAGGAAATTACGGGACGTTTGCAGAACTTATGGCTGTAAAAGTTCTTAACTTAGTAGAATATGATTCAGAGGGAGACTCTGATAACGAGGAATTTTAATTATGATTATCAATATTAAAAATGATGACGGGGAAATTCAATACGATGTTAATAAAATAGCAGATGAGGATAAGAAACGTGGAGCAACTGTAACTATCTCAAAGGTAGGAAGTTTAGAAACTATTATAGAGGCTTTACAGTTTGCTAGTTCTACTCATAGAAGTAATCTGGAGAATCTTTTAAAAGAAACTCCTGAAGCTATGGTAGAAAATGATGAGCCTGTTGAGGATGCAGAAACTATAGAAGAAGAATCAACAGATAACGTTTAAACAGTCGGAGGGCTAACATGGAAAAAACTTGGGATAAAGTTCATCAACCTTGTCCGCTTTGTGATAGTAGTGATGCTGTCGGAATCAACGAAGATGGTTCAGCAAAGTGTTTCAGTTGCGGGGAGTTTATGCCTGACTATAATAAATCATGTGAGGGAAAAGATATGGAATTTCAAACTGAAACTAAAAAACCTGACGTAGTAGATGAGGGAATATTTGCAGCTTTGTCTGACAGAAAAATCTCTCAGCCTACTGCTACTAAGTATGGAGTAAAGGTAGCACATGACCATCAAGGTAATGTCATCAAACACTTTTACCCTTACTACAACGGACATGAACTAGCAGGTACTAAGTGTCGGCACGTGAAGACTAAAGACTTCTTCGTAGCTGGTACTTATAATGAAACAGGATTGTTCGGACAACAACTCTTCAAGAGTGGCAAGTATGTCACGATAACGGAAGGGGAGTGTGATGCTATGGCAGCTTACGAATTGCTAGGAAGTAAATGGGCTGTAGTATCCATCAAACGTGGTGCTCAAGGAGCTGTACGTGATGTTAAAGAAAGCCTAGAGTTCTTTGATGAATTTGAAAATGTAATCATTGCATTTGATAATGACAAGGCAGGGAAGGAAGCAGCAGTAAAGGTAGCGAGGCTGTTTAAACCTAGTAAGGCTAAGATAGTTACACTCCCCAATGGGTACAAAGACCCTAACGATATGCTTAAAAATAACAAGCATAAAGAGTTTGTTGAATCATGGTGGGCAGCTAAAGTCTATACCCCATCTGGTGTTATCAATGTCTCAGAGCAGCGAGATAAGTTCCACAACAGAGAGAAGAAGCAAAGTGTTCCTTATCCTTACAAAGGATTGAATAAGAAACTATATGGACTCAGACAAGGAGAACTTGTAACTCTTACAGGTGGTACAGGACTAGGTAAGTCAAGTGTTACTAGAGAACTAGAGCATTGGCTTATCAAAGAGACAAAGGATAACGTTGGTATCATAGCACTTGAAGAGGACTGGAGAAGAACTATCGATGGTATCTTATCTATCGAAGCTAACGCCAGACTTTACATTGACCAAGAACGAGAGAAGTTTTCTGTTGAAGAATTAGATAAGATGTTTGACATCTTGTATGATGGGGACAACAAGAACAGAGTATGGGTACATTCTCATTTTGGAACTAACGACATCGATGACATCTTTACCAAACTAAGATTTATGATTATCGGATGTGATTGTAAGTGGGTAGTGGTAGACCATTTACATATGTTAGTTAGTGCGGTGCATGAAGGAGATGAGAGACGTGCCATTGATTCTATTATGACAAGACTTAGAAGCTTAGTAGAAGAAACAGGTGCTGGTATTATTTTAGTTTCCCACTTACGTAGAGTAGATGGTAACAAAGGACATGAGAATGGTATTGAGGTATCACTCTCTCATCTTAGAGGTTCAAATAGTATTGGACAATTAAGTGATTGTGTGATAGCATTGGAACGTAATCAACAGTCAGACGATGCAGAAGAAGCGAGAACAACAAGGATGCGTATATTAAAATCAAGATACACAGGAGATGTTGGAATGGCTTGTAGTGTTATGTATGATAATGATACAGGAAGATTGACTGAAGTTAGTAATGATGATATAATGTTTGATGATGATTCAGACGAAGCATTTTAATTATGGATTTAGTATTTGACATAGAGACAGATGATTTAAACGCCACGAAGGTGTGGTGTATTGTAGCTCAAGACCCTTTAACTGGTCAGATATTTAAGTTTACACCAGATGAATTACAAAAAGGTTATGAGTTCTTAGCTACTGCTGATACTTTAATTGGTCATAACATTATTGGATTTGATATACCTATGATACATAAGTTTAGTGATGTAGATTTATCAAAGATACCTGTAATAGATACGCTAGTTTTATCCAGACTATTCAACCCAACTAGAGAGGGTGGACATAGCTTAGAAAATTGGGGATACAAATTAGGATTCAACAAGATTGACTTCAATGATTATTTAAATTACTCTCAAGAAATGCTAGACTATTGTGTAAGAGATGTACAACTTAATACTCAAGTCTTCAAAGAACTAAGAAAAGAAAGTAAAGGATTCTCAAAAGATTCCATCGAGTTAGAACAAGGTGTAGCTCGTATCATAAAGCAGCAAGAGACAAATGGATTTAAGTTTGACATCTTACACGCTGAACTTTTGTTAGCAGAGTTAAGAGAAAAGAAACAAGCCATTGAGGATGAGGTACAGAAGACGTTTAAACCTAAGTGGGTAGATAGTAAGTTAGTTACTCCATACATTAAAAAGGATGGACAACTTTCTAAACGTGGACTCACGGATGAAGAATATACAAACTGTTTAAACACTTCCAACTATAATCCATTCATGCGTAAGACTTTACAAGAGTTTAATCTTGGTAGTCGTAAACAGATTGGAGAATACCTAATTGATTTTGGGTGGAAGCCAGATAGATTTACACCAACAGGTCAGCCTATTGTAGATGAGAAAACATTATCAAAGATAACGCACATACATGAAGCTAAATTGATTGCAGACTTTTTATTACTACAGAAAAGAATTGCACAGATTGATTCATGGTTTGAAGCAGTCACAGATGATGGAAGAGTACATGGGTTTGTCATACCTAACGGTACGATAACAGGTCGTATGACTCATCGTAATCCTAACATGGCACAAGTACCAAGTGTATCTAGCCCTTTCGGTAAGGAATGCAGAGCATGTTGGACTGTAGAAGAAGGTAATGTTTTACTAGGAGTAGATGCTAGTGGACTAGAAATAAGAATGTTAGCACACTATATGGCTGACGAGGAGTTTATAAATGAAATCATTAACGGAGACATTCACACCGCCAATCAAAGACTTGCACAGCTTGAATCTAGAGATAAGGCAAAAACATTCATCTATGCACTCATGTACGGAGCAGGAGATGAAAAGCTTGGAAGTGTGGTTGGAGGAAGTAAGGCAGATGGTCGAAGAGCTAGACAACATTTCTTCGATAATAAGCCTTCATTTAAATCTCTTAGAGATAGAGTACAAAGAGCATCTACAAAAACTTACCTCAAAGGAATAGATGGTAGAAAGTTATATGTTAGAAATCAACACTCGGCATTGAATACATTATTACAGGGAGCAGGTTCTATTGTTATGAAGAAAGCTCTTGTTGATTTAGATTTAATGTTACGTTTAAACACTATTGATTATAAGTTTGTTGCTAACATACATGATGAATGGCAAATAGAAGTTAAAGAAAGTCAAGCAGAATTTACAGGCTCTCTTGCTGTTGATAGTATTATCAAAGCTGGAGAAAGTTTTAACCTTCGCTGTCCTTTAGATGGCGAATATAAAATAGGAGGGAATTGGAGTGAAACCCATTAAAGAAGACAGAAAGAAATTTGACATAGACTTACAGTATGGTACAATCCGTGAAGAAAAGATTGTAGATATGCTAACTAATAAAAAGATAGAAGTCAAGTCAGAACGTGGTATGTGGATGAAGACAGGAAACATCTGTGTTGAATATGAATGCTGGAACAAACCATCAGGAATAAGAACAACAGAATCTGATTACTGGTTTCATAATCTATGTGTTGGCGATAATGAATTTTGTACTTTAGTTTTTAAAACAGATGTATTGAAAACTATTGTAGATAAATTAGATTATTTTAAAACAGTATCGGGTGGAGATAACAACGCAAGTAAAATGTTCTTAGTTAATTTACAGAAATTATTTTCTAGTGATGTAATCAAAGCATTCAAGGAGTCAGAAAATGACAAAGAAAAATAAAAAAACTATTGACAGTTCTTCTCAGGAAGTATATAATAAACTAGCAGCTTCTAAATATAAATCGGAAGCTGGTCATTGGTACTCCAAAGATGGAGAACCTATGTACACAATCATAGGTGCTAATGGTAAAGAAAGAAATACCAATCTACGAGATGCTAGGTCTCTAGGATTAGTACCTTCAGTCACTACGATTCTAGGTATGGTAGCTAAACCATCCTTAGAAAACTGGAAAATAAATCAAGCCTTAAACTCTGCACTTACTTTAGAAAAGCAAGATGACGAATCCTTAGAGGGGTTTGCTTTCAGATGTAAACAACATTCTAAAGAGATAGGTTTAAACGCAGCGAAGAAAGGTACAGAGATTCATGCTAAGATTGAACAAGGTTTCTTAGGGCTAGGTACGTCTAAGCCTTACGAAATAATTCAATCATGGTTGGATGAAAACTTTCCAGATGAAGAGTGGATAGCAGAAGATTCCTTCTGTGCAAAACAAGGATATGGTGGTAAGATAGACTTATATTCTAAGTCAGGTATCTTCGTTGACTTTAAAACTAAAGACAACTTAGATGGTAAAGAACCTGCTAAATTAGTTTATGATGACCACGGTATGCAACTATCTGCGTATGCTCAAGGATGCAATATAGATAATCCAGAGAGGGTTTCTATCTTTGTAGATAGAGAGGATACAAGCTTAGTCTTATGTCATATATGGGATAAAGAATCCCACGAGAAACATAGAGATATGTTCAACAGTATATTAAAGTATTGGCAACTGGTAAAGAATTATGAATGGCAAGAAAGCTAAAAGATTAAGACGTAAAGCAGAGAACATGTTAATTGAATGGTTGAGAACTATGACCCCTGATAGTGAAGACACTTCTAAGATTAACAAAAAAAACTTACATGAGTTTTTACCAGAGCAAACACACGTCTATGGTATGGGTAGAATTTTATTAAGTGCTTATAGCTTACGATGGTTTAATAAAAAAATAAAACGTAATCCTGATATTACATTAGAGGAATTATTACGTGGCTAGAAAACCAAGAAAGCCAAGACCTAAAAAGATTAACGTACCTAAAGGCTATGATAGTTTGTGGGAGGTTAGCTTACACGAAAATGTTTTAAGTAAATGGCAGCATCATAGTGAGATGATTGACTATGTAGTGAAGCATAGATACGAACCAGACTTTGTTAAAGAGTTCAATGGTAAAACAATTTTGTTAGAAGCTAAAGGTAGATTTTGGGACTATGCAGAGTATAGTAAGTACATACATATACGAGAGGCATTACCTAAAAATTATGAGTTAGTATTTTTATTTCAGAAACCTTACTCACCTATGCCACAAGCTAAGAAAAGAAAAGATGGTACAAAAAGAACTCATGCAGAATGGGCAGAGACAAATAACTTTACATGGTATGGAGAAGATAACTTACCAGAGGAATGGGTATGAAGAAAAGAGATTACAAATTTACAGAGGATAAAATTTTAGAAACAATTAAATCTCATATTGATTCAACATATACTGAACATTATGCTAGAGGTAAATATCAAGCGACAGATATGATACTTGATGCTGGACACGGTGAAGGTTTCTGTATTGGTAACATTATGAAATACGCTATGAGGTATGGAAAGAAGAATGGTAAGAATCCAAATGACTTGCTAAAGATTATTCACTATGCTATAATAGCCTTATATTTAACAGGAAAACAAGATGATGGAAGATAAGATAGGCAAGAAACCTTACCTCGGTATATGTATAGATTATGATAAAGAAAAAAAGTTTGATAAGTTTAGTTTAGATACACTCAAAGACAGATACTTTTGGGATAATGAAACCCATGCTCAAGAAGCTTTTGCTAGAGCTTCAGTATTTGCAGCAACATATAAAGGAGAAACAGATTATGAATTGGCTCAGAGACTTTATAACTACAGCTCCGATTGTTGGTTTATGTTCAGTACTCCTATACTTAGCAACGGAGGCACAACTCGTGGGCTTCCTATCAGTTGCTTCCTTAATTATGTTCCTGACAGCAGGGTTGGTTTATCTGCTCATTACGATGAGAACATTTGGTTGGCGAGTTCGGGTGGAGGCATCGGTGGATATTGGGGAGATGTGCGTAGTAATGGTATTTCTACTACTCACGGTTCTCGTTCTACTGGGTCAATCCCCTTTATGCATGTCGTAGATTCACAGATGTTAGCCTTTAATCAAGGCACTACAAGACGTGGAAGTTATGCAGCATACATGGACATTAGCCATCCAGAGATTGAAGAGTTTATAAATATTAGAAGAGAGTCAGGTGGTGATATTAATAGGAAGTGTTTAAACCTTCACAATGGAATAAACATTACCAATGCATTCTTAGAAGCTGTAGAGAACGATGAAGACTGGAGACTGATAGACCCTAAGACTAACGAAGCTGTTAAGACGGTCAATGCTAGAGACTTATGGTGGCAAATACTTTTTGCTAGAGCTGAAACAGGTGAGCCATACATGATTAACATTGATACGTGTAACGAAGCTTTACCAAAATCACAGAAAGATTTAGGACTAAACATAAGGCAAAGTAATTTATGTTCAGAGATTACCTTACCTACTAACGAAGAACGTACAGCAGTTTGTTGTTTATCTTCTGTCAACTTAGAACACTTTGATAAGTGGTCAAAGAATGATGAGTTCATTAATGATTTAATTACAATGCTCGATAACGTCTTACAACATTATATTGATAATGCTGTAGACACATCACAACTCGGAGAATATAGTGCAAACTTCAAACGTTTTTCAAAATATATTAAAGAAGATAAGGAAGGTTATACCAAGTCAGCTTACTCAGCGTATAGGGAAAGGTCTCTTGGTCTTGGGGCAATGGGCTTCCACGCTTATCTTCAATCTAAAGGAATACCTTTTGAAGGTATATTCGCAACTGGCTTTAATCATAAAGCCTTTAGTCACATCAAAAGAGAAGCGACAAAAGCTTCTCAATACTTGGCAGAAGAAAGGGGTGAAGCTCCTGATATACATGGTTCAGGGCTTAGAAATGCTAATCTACTTGCTATTGCTCCTAACGCTTCTTCCGGTATTATTTGTAGTGGGACTTCCCCTAGTATTGAGCCTTATAGGGCTAATGCATATACGCACAAAACTTTGTCAGGTACTTACCAAGTTAAGAACAAATACTTAGATAAACTTTTAAAGTCTAAAGGATTGAAAGGTAAAGAACTTGAAGAAGTTTGGAAAGATATATCAGGTAATGATGGTTCAGTTCAACAGCTAGAGATACTAGATGAGAAAGAAAAAGAACTATTCAAAACCGCAAATGAAATAAATCAAATATGGATTGTCGAACATGCACATATGAGACAAGAATTTATTTGTCAAAGTCAAAGTGTAAATTTATTTTTTACACTACCTAAGACTACGGATAGCCAAGAAGTACATGATGAATATATGCAGTATGTAAATGATGTTCATTGGTATGGAATGCATAAACTTAAATCGCTATATTACTTTAGGTCTAATGCAGCTAGAAACGTAGAGAATGTTAACATAAAAATTCCTCGTATTAAATTAGATGATGAGGGATGTATTGCCTGTGAAGGTTAAGGAGAACTAATGAGCTTACTATCAACAAGAGATTACTATAAACCGTTTGAGTATCCGTGGATGTACGATTACTACAAACTACAAAATCAAATGCATTGGATGCCAGAATCTGTACCATTACATACAGATGTAAAAGATTGGCAGGACATTTCACCAACAGAAAAAAATCTATTGACTCAAATCTTTAGATTATTTACTCAGTCAGATGTCGATGTAGCGAGTGGATATATAGATAAATATATGCCCATCTTTAAAAAACCAGAAGCAAGAATGATGATGAGTTCTTTTGCTAACATGGAATCAATCCATCAAGATGCCTACAGTTTATTACTTGACACAGTTGGAATGCCTGAGTTAGAATATAAAGCATTCTCAGAGTATGAAGAGATGGCAGACAAGCATGACTATGTGGGAACGTTTAAACCACGTAAGAATGATAAGAGAACTATTGCAAAAACATTAGCAGTTTATTCTGCATTTACAGAAGGACTACAATTATTTAGTAGCTTTGCAATCTTGTTAAACTTTCCAAGATTCGGAAAGATGAAAGGTATGGGACAGATTGTAACTTACTCTATTCGTGATGAGTCAATGCATGTTGAAGCCATGACTAAATTATTTAGAGAGTTCATACAAGAGAACATTGACATATGGACAGATGATTTTAAAAAAGAGTTGTATGAAATATGTAGAGAGATGGTAACGCTGGAAGATAAGTTTCTTGATTTAGTATTTGAGATGGGAGACTTACAAGGATTGACCAAGAAAGATATGTATGCATATAATAGATACATAGCTGATAGAAGATTACTACAGCTAGGATTAAAAACTAATTATGACCAAAGAGAAAATCCTCTTGGTTGGATAGATGAAGTGATGGGTGTTGAGCATCAGAACTTCTTTGAAGGTAGAGCTACTACTTACATGAAGGCTGGACTCAGAGGAAAACAAGACTTAATTAACTTTGCAAATTTAAGGACAGTAAATGAGTAAGAAGCAGGAAGCTAATCTTATTAGTTTCAAACTATTATTAACAAAAGATAACAAGATAGTAACAGAAATATCAGAGTTGCCAGTAGAAAAAGTAGATGAATGTTTTCCAGAATACGACAGAGTTCTAGTCAAAACTTTACTTCGTAGAGCAAAAGAAAGACTCGAACCACTTCATCGATATTTAGAACGTGAAACTGAGGCTTTGTGAAAAAACGACCTCACAGAATGCCCGTAGTTGAACGATTAGGGTGTAAGTAATACCATTGGTCCAAAAACACCTAAAATGCAGCCACGGGCTTCTATGAAGCTCTCAGAGCATTTAGCTATTTTTAGCTAGAAACTTTGATTTTTTTTGGCTTTTGTTCCTCTGGTATGTCTTTTTCCAGTTGAATAACCAAGACACCATCAATCATCTGAGCTTTCTTTACTTCTACGTATTCAGCTAGAGCAAATTTTTTATAGAACTCTCGTTCAGAAATTCCTTTATGAATAAATTCTATATCATCCTCTCTCTTTCCGTAGTCTGCAGAGATAGTTAATGTATTATCTTTTACTTCAATATCAATGTCAGAACGTTTAAACCCTGCCATTGCCATTTCAATAAAATATGATTCACCTTTTTTAAGAATATTGTAAGGTGGATAGTTTGTATTAGGTATTGATGCTCTTTGTAATGTATTAAAGATGTCATCAAACCCGACTGAGAACGGACTGAATTGTCCAAATGCTTTTATGTTTGTCATATTAACTCCTTATATAAAGCAAGTTTATGAGTGCCGAACCTTTCGCACACTCTTCCCTACTATTATAGGGTCGATATTCACATTTGTCAAGTCATATTGTATAAATTTTTATAGGTTTTTCTTTACCTTTAACACGGATAGAATCTAACTTTTGATACATAGTTCCATGATAATATTTAATTGTCTCTTCACCTATAACTAAATCTTTACCTACTTCCTTACAGCTAGATTCTAAACGAGCTGCTAAGTTTACCGCATCACCTATAGCTGTATAATCAAAACGAGTATCACTTCCCATATTACCTATGACAGCTTCACCCGTATTTACACCAATACCTATATCAATATCTAAATCTGATTCTTTCATTTTAGTTTTTATTTCTAACGCTGCTAATATAGCTTGATGTTCGTGTCTATCTAAATCCATAGGTGCATTAAATATAGCCATCATCGCATCACCAATATATTTATCTACCATTCCACCATACTTTTTAACTGCATCAGCTTGGATAGTTAAAGCTTTGTTCATAATCTCTGTGACTTCTTCAGGCTCTAACTTCTCTGACAAACTTGTAAAGCCTCTAACATCTGTAAATAAAAATGTACATCGTCTTCTTTCACCACCTAACTTTAAAAGCTCTGGATTGTTTTGTAATCGTTTGACTTGAGCTGGGTCAAGATAATGCTCAAATTGTTTCTTAATTTGTTGACGAAGTTTAAACTGTGTCCTAAAGTTTAGATAGAACTGTTGAGTTGCGATAAGTGTCATACTTATCAAACTCCAAGTTACATCAACTAAATAACCTAGAGATACAAAATAATAACCTAAACCAGCAACTGATGACATTACCATACCAGCTAAAAGTAATCCCCACGTTATACCAAAGTAACTTATAATAAAGGCGATTAGTAATCCGGAAATGCATAATATAAATAGTTCAACAAATAATCTGTAGTCAGGTATGGAAGGAGAGTCAATCAAAATACTTTCTGCAAGTGCAGCCTGTATCTTATGAGGCTCTAACAATCCGTTTGGAGTTGCTAACTGTGGCATAACTCCTTTCGCAGTTACACCTATGAATACAAACTTACCTGCAACATCCATTTCTTTTAAGGTAGTTTGTGGTGTATCAACCCAACTAATCCATTTTCTCCCAAGACTATCTGTGCTTACCGGAGGTAATCCTTTGACTCTTATCATCTCAATACCATTCTCGTTAGTCTTAATTTGATAAGTGTCACCACCTACTAATGACTTTAGTACTTGAGTACCAAAGGCAGCAACCCAACCATCTGGAGTTTGCTGTAGTAAAGGTAATCGTCTGACAAGATTATCTACATCAACTCTTGCCGACACTACTCCTTGAGCTGCTGATTGTTTTAGTATAGGTACATTTTCTAAAAACCCTGTAGCTTTTGGTAAGTCTACATCTGGTCCAAGGATAACAGTACCATGTGTTTCAGGATAAATATTATTCTCAAACTCTGGCATTGCTAGTACACTAGGAACATAACTTAGCATCTGTGAAAAGATTTCATCTCCACCAAACCTATCTGGCTGTGGAAATAGAATAACCCAACCCACTCCTAATGCACCTTCGTTAATTAGTTGTCGTTGTATCTCTGCTAAGTCTTGTCTAGGAAAAGGATAGCCACCTCTTTCTTGTACGTCTTCTTCAGTAATATTTAAAATTGTAAAATGTCCGGAAGGCTCTGGAGTTTCTACAAACGTATCAAAAGTTTTAAGTCTAAGTATCTCTAAAGGTACAGAGTTAAAAAGTAAAGGTACAATTAAAAGTCCAAGTAAAGGTAAAGACCACTTCATATTAATCTCCTTGAGTTATCGTTATGGTAGAGCTTCCTCCACCATTCACCACAATCTGAGTGCTCTTACCATTCTGTATTAGTATGACAGTATATGAGCCACTCTTATCTAAATCTAACCTAACAGTATCTTCTAACGTTTTGTAAAAAGTTATGAGATTATCTGTTGTAAAAGTATTGATTTGAGTTTCTTGGTCAAACCCAAATGCTGTACCTTTTAAATCTATATCTGTTTTTAATAGTGTATTAGTTGTATCTAATTCGTTTATATCTTCAATTATATTTAGTAGGTCTTCTAAAAAATTTACATCTAAATAATTTATATCTAGCTCTGTAAATTCTAATTCATCTCCTGCTAAATAGTCTTGTTCTAAATCGTCAAAATCAAGATAATCAATATCAAGAACATTACTTGTACTACTATCTCCGTCTTGTCCTGTGGCAACTTTATTCTCCCTTGGTTTGCTTACAATCAACATGTTATCAATTAACTCAAGTGTTAAGTCAAGGATAACTGGCTTAGTGGGTTCAGCTTCAAATATAGAAACTGTAGTAGCTTGGTAAGGTTTATTAAGTACAACCTCTCCCATAGCTGTTGCAACGACAATCTCTCCACTAGGTAGACCGTCATCGTCAGGTAATAATATGACTAAAGAACGACCTAATTCGTCAACAGTCACAGTAAAATCAGTACCACGAATACCTATCGTAGCACTTGGAGTTTTTATAAATATGTTTTGTTTATCTATAGTTGCGAGTTTTCCTGTGATAAATCTTGCAGTACCACTCGCAAACTGTAGAGCCATCTTAGATTTAGATGGGTCAGGGTCATATATAAACTCATCAATAATGAGTTCAGAATGTTCAGTCAATCTTACTTGACTATCATCCAGAAACGTAATGCCCACTCTCCCATTGGAAGTTTGGACATTATCGTAACTGTTTATATCGAAGGCTAGTGCAGCTTTGTAAGTATCGTCTCTTACAACTCTGCCAAAACCTTCAAGCTCTGTAATGCTGCCTATCTCAGCAACCGACTGCTGTTCCGCCATCGTTTTGGATGACACAAACAGTACCGTTAGAACCAGTACTAAGTATTTTAAGCCAGTCATTATCTAGTGTACTCTGTTGTTGTATGTTGAATGTTCTAGAACCTCCTGTCTGGTCTAAGTAAAAATAACCACCAGCATATCCTTGTCCATCAAAACTAACTGTATTACTATCACCATCAATATCTACATAACTTGTGCCACCATCATAATCTATATCAAAGTCTAGTTGGTTTCCTGAACCATTGATTATCCAATCAAGGTCAGTATTACTAGCCATTGAACTCGTTGCCAAGTCAAGTGTAAAGGTGTTAGTGCTTCCAGTAACATCAACATTTAAATTAGAACTATCTGCTCCATAAGTATTTGTCGGGTCTACTTGAATTGTAAAGCTATTACTATCTCCATCAAACTCAAAGAAACCTGTCAAACTATCAGCTAGAATATCTCCTAAGAATTTATTAGTGTCACCAATTTGATTGATGTCTAATGTCATTCCTGTTCCGTCTAAGTCAAGAGGTGTTAATGTACCGGCTACGGAATTTAAACCTCCAATAATATTAGCAGAACCGAGTTGCTCTAAATCAAGATTTGCTGTCGCACCAGATTGCTCAACATATATTTCATTATCTGCAGCATAAATACCTAAAGATATTATAGCTACTAAACTTAATATTATTTTATTCATATTCCCAATAGCCTCTCTCTATTCCTATATTTATTATATTTAAAACTCCTGTCTCTATTGCCTTTTGTAAAGCTATAGATACAGATTCATTCTCAGCCACGCCTCCTTCTATTTCTACTAACTCTGTTTGTTGTTCAATAAAACGAAAAACATCCTGAGATATGCTTGTAGATAAAATACTTTTAGTCACTAAAGTTTCTATTAGTACTTCACCTGTGGATACTGAAACTAATCGCAATGATATAGTTACATTATCTTCTCGGTATTGTTTACTGTTACCTATTCCTAAGTAACGAGCACCCAATCCTCCAGACCTTTGGTTCGCTTCATAAGAAACGACACCGCCCTGAACCAGTAGCCCTGCAAATAACAAGGGCTTTAATTTATTATCTTCTTCAAACTCTTTACGAGTTGTACGTATGAGTTGTCTTTCTTTGGTAAGGTCATCTAAACCTACACGTTCTACAACTCTAAAAAAGTTACCACCTGATGTATGCTTTAATGCTCTAATTAAAAACGCTTCAGGTGCTTGTGTTATTGCAGTACTAAATAAAGCAAACGAACTATTGCTTCTTCGTTGCCCTGTTAAATCTTTAAAACTATTAGGGTATATCGCTATTGTAGGCTGTACTTTTGCTGCCGGTAAGTTTAGTAATTCTTCTGATTGTAATGTTAGTGTTGTTGGAGCTTGTATCTTTTTTGTTAATACTAAATCATTATTCTGACTTATAACTGCACAACCACTAGAAAGTAAAACTACCAATAGGCAACTGAATAATCGTAACATTTCCATCTGCATCCGTAATTGTAAGTGTTATTATTTCTCCATCGCTTATATAAGAAATGGTATTTCCTTCAAGTTCTATAGTACCTTCTGTACTAGGGTTCTCCCCAAATAAATTTTCTACTAATTGCCTTGATAGTTGTGCGTAAATCCGTGACTCTAGATTTCTAATAAATCTTGCGAGTGTTGTGTTTTCCTTGTCTCTTTTGATTTGCTCTTGTAAAGCTTTGATTTCTTCTTTGATTGTCATCTTACGATTAAACTCTTGGTTCTCAATAGTAAGATAATGAGAGCTAGTATTTTCTCCACTAAACGATGGGTTCTTAAACTTATGAACCATTTCATCTGCAAAAGCTATGTTAATAAAAAACATAGACAAACCCATTAATCCTAGTACACAAACTTGTACTATCGAAGCAATAGTAATTTGTGTCATTGGATGTATATTTTCAATCTTTTCTTTGGTCATCTCTGTCTGCCTTTGCAATCTTATCTATCTCTACTAAGTTTGGTACGCCTAGTAAAGTTTTAAGTAGAACATCCTGTCTAATACTTTGATTATCCATTGCTCTTACTCTATCAATTAAACTAACTATGATGCCATATTGACTGTCAAGTTTAGTGGTTACTCTCTCTTCCATTGTATCTAAACTTGCTTGTACCTTATCATCTAAAGTATCAAGTTTGGCTTCCATGCCATCTATAATTCTATTTATTAACTTCCATATAAACCATCCAAGTCCTAACGCTGCTGCGATTGGAAAACCTACTTGGTTTATTACATTTATAAATTCGTCCATTACTCTTTCGTAGAGTTAGAAGCTCCGAAGTAAAAACTAATTACTGCCGATGCTAGACCACCTAAATAACCTAACACTAAATTTATTAACGCTTCTGAGTTTTGTTCTGGTGGTTGTAGTGTTACTAAGAATATATATCCTAAGAATCCACCAACTGTAGCTATACCCATGATACGAGCTGTCCAATCTTTACTAAAGTTTTTTCTAGCATCTTGAGTGTCAGCTACTTCTAACTTGTAAACATCTACATCAAGCTCTTTCATCTGTACTTCAAAAGCTTGTTCAGCTTTCTTTAGCTCAAGCATCTGTTCAGGTGTAGCTTCTTGTACTGCTTTCTCTATAGCCTTTGGTGTATTAGGTACTCCCAATACATCAGCTATCATATTAGCTGCCATGCCTCCCATAGGTCCGCCTAATGCAGTTCCTAATGTAGGAGCAACAGCTCCAACTATATTTTTTAATAGTCCTTTCATTTCATACTCCTAGTACCATATCTTGTAATTCTTTACTACGTCTGCCCACTTGTCCGAACCATCTAGAGTCTTCCATTTGAACAGCCATTTCTTTCCAGTTATGTTCTCTACAAGCTTTTAACATGTTTCTAAATTTGGAAAGTCTGTTTGCACCTAAGTTAAAACACATATTAACTAAGACGTGTTGTATGTCTTCAGGTAAGTTATAAAAATCTTCATCACTTCCAAAGACGTGTCTAGCCTCTTCCAAGTGTTTATGAAAGTCATCTTCATAATACATGTCTACAACTTCTTGACTAATCGGTGTACCAACTTCTAAGTTATATTCAGGGTCTTGAGGCTGACATAAGTGTCCTATGCCTAAAGTTTTATATCCTAAACTATCTTCGTAAATTTCTAACACTTCTCCTTCGTGTCTTTTAATTTGTTCTTTACATAAATCTATATTCATCCTAATAAATCCTCCATTTGGTCTCTGTATGTCAGTCCGCCTAACTCTGCACTTTCTCTGTCAGCAGGGTTTTCTTTTGTATTTGGTACTTTAAATTCTCCTTCAACTAAACCACCTGTAGAGTATCCTCTAGTAGAATCAATATAAACATCATCATCTATAGCTTCTTCTACAATAGGTACAACCTCTCTAGCGAATGGTAAGACTTCTGCTGTTTCTTTTGCTATACTTCCACCTGCTTCTCCAAGTGCTTCAAGTAAAGTATCTGCTTCAGAGTTTAATAATTTACCAACAGGCTTAGTACCAATCTCAGATAAATCTTGCATGTATCCTAAAACAGGTGCTACTTGTTCCATTGTATTGCTACCAAACGTATCAAATTTAATGAGTGACCTAATTTTTTCTACAATATAAGTATTCCAACCAGCAAAACTAATTCCTTCTCCTATTTTTTGAGGAATAGTTTCTTTAGCAACTTCTTCTTTATAATTTTTATTTGTCGAAAGTGCTATTTGAGTTTCTCTAACTCCCATAAATATAGGTATAGCAGCAGCCATACGTACAAATAATGCCCCATCTCCTTGTTCTACTCTAGCTATAAGAGCATTTGATTGAGATGTTTTAGCTTGTGCCCATGATAAAAAACTACCTAAGAATTTAACATAAGGATTTTTACTTTGAGCAAACAATCTTCTATTACCAATTTGAGGTATTAATGCATCTCTATCTGCAGCTTTCAATCCTGCTTTTTTCAAATAAGATTTAGCAATAGGGTCAGCGATAGCTTTTTCTAAAGTATCAAATTGTCCAAGATATGTAAATTGTTTTTGCGATAATCCCATGGCATCCATTTCTTTTTGTAAAGCTTCTTTAGTTTTTAAAAATTCTGAAGTTCTACCTTTCTTAACAGTTTGCCCAATGTCCATAGCTCTATGAACACCAGAATCAAATGCCCAGTTTCTTGCTGTCCTAGTAACTCTACCTAGTTGAATTACTTCAAAATATTGTCTAGTAAAATCAGCTACTTTTCTTTGGTATCTTTTTACATTACCACCACCTACTAATAATACATCTGATAGTTCTCTTTCAAGTAAAGCATCGTGCCTATTGTTACCTACAAATTTATCAACAAAAGTAGCATCTTTTCCAGCTACTTGTTTTTGAGTTCCCTTTAAACCTAATCCTTCTGTAGATAATTTTATTTCTGAGACTGCTCCTTTGTATGCAGCTTTATAGCCACTATTTGTAATAGTCTGTAACAAGTCACCTAAACTTGGTATTGCTACTCTAGCTAATCTAGTTGTAGCTAACCCAGTTTGTAAAAATGTAACAATCGCTTGACCAACATCTCCTGTAGGCATTTGGTCTACTTGATATACACCAAAGTAAGCTTCTAAAGAATCTTTAATTTTTTTCTTTTCTGCTTGTGCTCTAGCTCTCGCAGCCGGATTATTTAAATATAACTGCCTAGCATTTTTATATTGATTAGTTGGGTCAGCCATCAACTTAATTTCATCATCAATATCTTTAAAAAGTTTTTTTACTCCTTCTCCCTTTGCACCAAATCGTTTTACAAATTCTGCAACATTAACAGTATTACTAATTAGCTGACGTAAAGTTTCTGTAGGATTTTGTTCAAATAAATGTGACACCGAAGCTCTTGCTTCTTGGTCATATAATGTTCTAGATTTATTAAAATGTCTAGCAGCATCTAAAACAAATTCTTCATCTCTTTGTTTCTTTAAACTATTAGCTTGAAAAATAGCATCGTCTGTTTCTTTTTTCCAAATAGAACGTGCTCTCAAACTTGTACTTGTTTGCAAATATTCTCCAGCTATATCTTCAGCTCTTGCTCTAGCTGCAGCAATTTCCTTTTTACCTTTAGGTTTATAAAATTTATTTCCTACTTCTTTACTGTTTTGTATAAAAAAAGCATTTGCTAATTCTGATTTAACTTTATTATAATTAGCTGTATCAATAGCTTCTTGTTTTAATAGTTGAGTCAAACCATACTGAGCTTCATCATCAAAATTTAAACCTCGTGACACAGCATAGTTTCTAAAACTTAATGTAAACTCATCTACTTCTAAAGATAATTTTTGAGCTTGAGCAAGTTTTGGATTTGCTAAATCTTCATCTGTTAAAAAAGAATATTTTTTAGACTTTAAATTTCTATTATTGGAAAGTTTACCAGCTAATTCTAAAACATCATCATCATACTTACTAACTAAATTAGAATACAAATCTCTCCAATATCCTGTTTGTAAAATAGCTTCTTCTTCTACACTTAGTTCTTTAGTACGAGAACCAAGCTGAACTCCACCACCTTGCATTTTAAACATTTTAGCTGCATAATTTACAACTGGTTTTGAGAATGACATAAGCTCTTGAACATGTGAACCGGCTGTCAGTCCTTTTAGATAGTTCCAATAAGAACGTCTATATTCTTTTACAAACTCGTTCCCCATTGCATCCTTAACTTTTTTAGATACTATTTCATAAGGTTTACTTTGGATAGTTTTTTGAAATTTACCATACGTTGCTCCGATTGCAGCAAAGTAAAGCATTTTAGCATTACCATCTCCTTCCTCTGTAAAGGTAGCTCCTATACCACCTCCAATAATACCACCTATAAGTGGTCTTACACTTTCTTGGATTATGCTTCGTGCAAAACTTTCAGTAAGTAATCCATTTTTTTGTCCGTTCAGTACACTTTTATTTATAACATCTAACAAATTATCTGGTAATTCCTCAGTATAAATTTGTTTGAGTTCTTTATTAATTGCTCTTACTTCAGCAGTTAATTTACCTCTTTCTGTTTTAGCTTGGTTTGTAATAAAAGTAAAGTAATCATCTTCTTTTAATTCTTGTTTAGTTAAAACTTTTCTGTGTTGACTTTTAATTTTTTTAAGTTCGACAGAAATTTCTTTTCTTCTAACACCTATTCTATCTAATCGTGTAGTAAGTGTACCAATATTTTTTAGTGCTTCATCACTATCAATGGTTACTTCTTTAATAAGTTTTTCAACTTTAGGCTGGTCTGTTTGCTTAATAATTTTAGGTTTGGTATCTCCTGAAATAGTTACAGGCTTACCGACTTTTTGTCCAGATGCATTAGTTACTTGTACAACTTCATTAACAGGTTTACTTGCATATCTACTATATGCAGCCATTATCATATCACCTGCTTGAGCACCGGCAACACCTAATCCAAACCCTACTCCTACTGTATAAGGATTTATTTCTCCGTATAAAGCTTCTTCTCTAAGAGCCATATCTCCTGCAGCAAATGAACCACCTGCACCTAGACTTGCAACTTTACCAAGCTTTGCAAATTTTGCCCATGGAATAATAAATGTAATAGGGTCAGCTAAAGCTACTGATGCTCTACCAGTTAATGTACCGGCTGTTTCTTTCCTACCTCTAAACTCTGAAAACTCTTCAAATATTTCTTCTTGTCGTTCATCTTCAATTCTTTTTCGTGCTTCTTCATAAGTTTCGTTACGATTAAATAATGAACCTAATCCAGCTTTAGCAATACGATAAGCACTTCCTAATGCCATTGGTTCTTGAGCTTGACCAAAGGCTATTTCTCTTGCTAATGAAATTTCAGGCGTAGCAAAATATCCCAATGTTGATATATCTTTAGGAGGTACTCTAGTTTCTTCTTGAGTCTCAATCGCTGGAGAAGAAAAATAACCTAAGTTTTGCACATTAGGTTCTATTACTAAAGGCGTAACTACATTTTCATCAGGCTCTTGAGTTGAACTAAAATAACCAAGATTGTTATTATTAATTGTCATTAATATATCCTTGATTAATTTTGATTGTCTACCATACTTAACTGTTTATTTAATACATCTAAATATTCTTCAAATAAAGGTAGTCTTTCTTGTTTATCTAATTTATAAAAATCACTAGATTTTATATCTTTAGTGTCCTTCATCCACTTTCTAAATTCCGTTGAGTTTACGCTACCCATTCTACCAGCATTAATATTTTCTATAGCTCTATTAACTTGTTTAATTCGTCTATTAAGAATTTGTTCAGGCTGCATTCCTAATAAAGATTTAACACCTTGTCTCATTTCTTTTCTAGCTTTATCATCTGTTCTTTCAAGTAACGCATTCATTTCCTCTTCATTTAATTCCGAAAATTGTTTTCGTTCTGTAGTCTGTTTTTCTTCTGGAACTTCTGAGTTATCTGGTAAATTTTTATTAGTTAAAATTTGTCTAATTTGTTCTTCATGTTCAGGATATAAATTAATATATGCATTAATTTCTCTTTCTTTTTCTACAGAAGATAAAGATGACCACTTTGTATCCATACCATCTTGAGCATATAAATTCATTTTATTAGCATCAAACGCAGGAATACCATCATCTGAAACTTCAGGTGTTTTATCTTCTCCTTGAGTTTGATGAGTTGCTACCGCATCTGAAAGCTGTACTTTATTTTCAATTAAATTATTACCGTTTGTACTAGGTAATACTAAAAGAATATCTTCACCGTTCCATGTAATTTGCTCTGGTCCATCAAAAAATCCTTCACCTTTTCTTACATCTTTTAATCTTTGAAAACGACCTTCATTAGCCCATTGATTAAAAATAGAATGAATTGATTGAGCACCTATCAAAGCATTAGAACCATTTTTTATTAACATTTCATTTTGTCTAAGTTGATGTACCGCTAATGCATCATATAACATTTCTGTGCTTAAAACTGAAACTTGTCCGTTTGCATCTAACACTTTAATATTTTGAAAATTACCTTCCTTAATATTAACAGTTTCCTTAACAGGATTACCATCTTCACCTATTTTATCTTTTCTAACAATAGGAATTTCTAAAGGTATATCAAAGAAAGCTTTATTAACTCTACCAGTATAACGACCAGATGAATTTCTTTCTTCTAAAATATCTTTATTTACTTTCTTTTGTTGACGTATTGTTTCTGCATCGTAAGGTTTTTGCGACATATTAATACTATCAAATTCTAAATCTCCAGCATCTCCACCTATTGAGCCAGAATAAAAGTCTTCTAAACGTCTAGTTGCTGCTTGTACAGAAAGTTGTTGATTATCATAATCTTCCACAGCTAATTCAATAGCTCTATCCATTCTTATTTTTTCAGCGTTATTACCAGTATAGTTTCCATCTTTATCAAATTTAAATAAATTATTCCACTCTTCTCTAATAACTCCTCTTTTTGTAGGGTCATTCTTAGCTAATTCATCTTTTGCTAAAAAAGCTCTCCTACCAGCTTCGGTATAACCTTGCACCGTTCTAAATTTAACTCTTGGGTCTTGTCTTAAAATTTCAATTTCTTGTTTGCCTCTATCTCTTTGTGAATTAAATTCATCTTGTAATGAATCTCTTACATCTTTAGGTAACTGCATTCTATTTTCCCAAGTAATGCCTCTTGCTATAGCATCATCTGAGTATGTCATGTTTTGTGATGCATATTTATTTAAATAAGCAGATTCACCCATTCTATTATATTCATCTACTCTAGCTCTTTCATCTGCAAAATCTGCCCATTCACTTGAGTCCTTACTAAAAATTATATCAGATTCTGTTTTTAATCTATCTCTTGCATCTAATCTTTCTTCTTGTTGAAAGGCAGTTAAGTTACTTAAAAAGTCTTTTAAAAATCCAGCACCAAAAGCGATAGCCATATTTTTTTTGTAGTCATCATCTTTTTTAGCCAATAGAGCACCAGCAACCTGTCCAAACGGGCTGTTCGTCATATAATCTTTCATTGCCATTATGCTTCTCCTCTACTTAATATACTTCTTATTTGTTGTATTTCTGGACCTTTTTCTTTAACTTTGTCTAATATATCTGAAGGTACTGTACCATTATTAATGTTTTGAGGAGATATATTTTTTTCTATAGCTCCTTGTTTAACATCAGTAAAAGCATTTCTAAATTGATTTAATTTTTCTTCGTTCTCTTCTAAATCATCTTCATCATCAAACTCATCTAAATCATTACCTTCAATATTATATTTAATATTTGCTTCTTCACCAATAGCCATCATAATATACATAACGGGTTCTACTAATAGTAGCATGACATCAGGATTTATATCTCCTGTTGAAAACTTAGAATATAAAACTGCAATAGATAAATCTGCAACTGCTGCACCATTTGCTAGTGCTGATACAATATTTTGAACAGCTTCAGGTTGTAATAGTTCAGTAACAATTACATTCAAAGCTTCTCTAGGGTTTGCAAACTTTGCAGGTTTTTCCCATGGGTAAGCTTGGTCAGGGTCATTCATTAAAGACTGTCCCGGAATCGGTGCTCCTTCATTAGAAAGATTAACAAGTTCATCCATTCCTTCTTGACTAAACTTTGCTTCACCTCTTAATTTTTGCCCTATATCAGGAGCAAGTTCATCAATACTATATCCTGCATCTAAAGCATCTAAAACAATATCTCTTGAAGCTTCACTTACACTATTAGAAATAATAGGTTTAGCACCTCTTCGTTTTTGTACTTCTGCCATTATGCTGGTACTCCTACAGTATCTTGTCTATATAAATCTGAATTAATTTGATAAGCTGGGTCAGCAGTTCCATAAGTTAATTGACCATAAATATCATCTAAATTAATATTATTGTTTTCTGCAAACACTTGTAGCTTGTCTTGATATTCTTTACTTTCGTTAGCTAGTCCAGCCATTTGACCTGATGGGTCTCCTTCCATTAGTTTTGCTTGAGCAGCACCGCTAACAACACCGCCAACTACACCAGCACCCGTTCTAACTGCAAGGTCTCCCCATTTATTACCAAAGAAATATTTTTCAGTTGCAGCTTCTCCAGCAACTTCTGTTACAGGAGCTGTTACACCACCTACTGCAGCACCACTAAACGGAGCTGAAGCAGCTTGTCCTGTTCCTGCAACAATTTCTCCACCTTGAGAAACTAAAGGATTACCATAAGCAGATACTTGTCCCGGACCAGCTTGAAATGCAGGTTGACCAGTTAATAAGTTAGCACCTACTCTAGCAGTACTTCCTAATGCACCACCAATAGCACCAAAAGGTTTTGAAACAGTTTTAATTGCAACGTTTCCTATTTTAGCTAATGTACCAGTTCCACCAAATACAGTACCACCTAACATCTTACCACTTGCATTCATCATAAATGCTCCTAGTTTACTTGTGGCAAGTGCCCCTGTTCCACCAAACGCTGTAAGAGCTGCACCTCCCGTCACCACGACTGCAGCAGCTATAGCTAGGGCTTTTAATATTTTACTTGAGCCTATTTTCTTAACAACTTTTTTAACACCTTTAACAACTTTCTTAACGACTTTCTTTACGCCCTTAACAACTTTCTTAAAAGCTTTTTTAATTTTACTAAATAATCCCATAATGTTTCTCCGTTATCCGAATAGGTCTCCTGTTATTGCTCCAATTAAATCTTGTATATTTTTCAAACTACCACCATACTTCGATGGGTCTGAAGCTAGTGCAGTATTTACAATTTGTGCTATTCTATTCTTTTCGTTTTCACCTTCTCTAAAATCATAATCAGCTTGGTCTCTCATTTCTTGCCATAAGAATGACATAGAAGTTTGTGACAAGTTAAATGCATTCTGTGCATTCTGCATATTAATAGCATTCTGTGCAGCAGTATTAGCAGCATTAGTTTTACGTCTCCACTCTACATTAGATTGTTCAACGATAGCTTCGTTCTGTGCATTCCATTGATTCCTTGCAAAGTCTTGGTTCGCATTAAACTGGTCTACCTGAGTTGCAAGTTGAGTATTAAACTTCTCAACATCTGCAGCTCTTTGAGCATCTCTTGCAGCAGCAGCATTTGTTTGCGTATCATTAAACTGCCTCATTGCATTTGTTTGGTTTGTATTGTACTGACTCATTTGTGCAGCCATACTAGCCATAAACTGATTAGTTTGATTTTCACTAGCAGCATTAAATTGCTTAGAAGCATTTGTTGCAGCTTGGTCAGACAACAATCTTTGTTGCTCTTGTTGAGCTTTCATCATGTTTGCTTGTTGTCTATTATTAAGATTAGCCATATCCATTGCTAAAAAGTTCTGAGCATTTTGTACAGCTAGTCTTTCTCTTGTTCCTAAGTTTGCTAAATCCATTGAAGCCATTGCAGTTGCATTTTGCATGATAGCTTGTTGTTCAGCATTCATGTCTGCAATCGCTACAGTCTGCATAAATTTACTATTAGCTAATTCAACTTGTTGAGCAGCATTAAACTTAGTCATATCCATGTTTGCTTTTGTAGTAGCATTCTGGATAGCTGATTGTTGGTCAACATTAAGTTGAGCCAAATTCATTTGACTAGCTATCTGTGCTTGAAGCTGATTCGTTTGCATAGTCTTATTAAGATTTGCAAGTTCTATCTTTTCTGCATTACTTAAATTTTCACTAGCAGCTAAATTACGTGAAGATAAATTAGCTAATCGCATCTGTTGTTCGTTACTTAAATTAGCAACTTCCATCTGCTGTTTAAACGCAGCATTCTTAGAAAGGAAGTCAGCAGCAATTTGCATTTCTGCCATCTTCTCTTGATTCTCTGCAGTTTGGTTTGCACCTTCAACATTAGCTTCTATCTGAAGCTCTGCCATCTCAACTTGTTGCTCATTGCCAAGATTTTGCATACGCATCTGTTGCTCATTCTGTGATTGAATAACAGCAGCTTGTTGTTGATTCTGTAGGTTCTGTGTTCTTGTTTGTTGTTGTTGGTCAGCAGTAGTCATTACAGCTTGTTGGTCAAACTGACTCTGCATAACTTTCATTTGCTGTGCCATTTGAGCTGTTTGGCTTTCAGCACTTTGACGATTAGCTAAGTTAGCCATTCGTAATTGTTGCTCTTGTTGAGCTTCTTGTAAGTTAGCTTGTTGCTCGTTACTTAAATTTTGAGCTGCTCTTGTTTGTAAAGCTTGTGCATTACTTTGAGCCATAGGTAAAGCACTTTGAATAATAGCATTAAATAAAGCATCTCTTCCTACACTAGAAACATCTAAACCTCTTTGAGCCATTCTTTGATTAACAGCATCAACAGCAGGTTTTGCCCATAGTGGTACTTCACCATCTTCCATACCACCTAAAAGTGTATCCATTTGTGAAGATACTAAAGCTTCTGTAGGTAAAGCAGCAACTGCAGCTTGTACTTCTACTGGCTCGTTATCTATTTGAGCTTCTACTGTTGCAGGGTCTTGAACAATAGCAGCAGATATTTCTGGAGGTAAATTACCAGTAGCTGCAATCATATCAGCAGCAGCACCTTGAGCAGCAGTACCTTTTACAGCTCTTTGTTTTGCAGCTTCATATCCAACAGTATCATTAATAGCAGCAGCGACTGCATCTGGAGCAGGTTCTCCAAGAAGAGTTTCACGTTCTTGTCTTTCAGCATCAGGAGTTTGATTAACTGTAGTATCTTCTCCCTCAACTTCATCAACTAAATATGTACCTGTAAGAATATCATCTACAGTTTTAGCTTTAGCTGCTTCAGCTTTAACTTCATCAACACTAGCAAATTTAACTGGTGCTGTAATTGTTCCTTGTATGTCTCCTATTGGACCTCTCGTAACTGTACCTTGTGCAGCATCAACTGCTACATCTTTATCAGCTACTGTCGCTGCATCATAACCTGCAGCTTTTAAATCTTGACCGATTGTTTCATCAGCTTGTGCAGCTTGTGAAGTGGCTACTGCTTCTTTAGGTTGGTTTTTAGCTTGAAATGTTTGTGCCTTTGTAGGCTCTGCCATAGTAGTTGTCTTCTGCTTAATATTCTCATCAATCTTTTGAGCATCAGGTATTTTAGCAGCATCAGGCACTATCCCTTGCATTCCTTCTTCAACTCTAGTTCTAGTGGCTTGTTTCTGCTCTACCGTTTCTCCAGCAGCTTGAGCTTCTGCAGCTTCTTGAGCAGCTTTTTCTGCAGCTAATCTTGCAGCTTCCTCTAATGCAGCTTGTCTAGCCGCTTCCTCTGCAGCTAACCTAGCAGCTCTTTCTTCTGCAGTTTCTCCAGTATAGGTATTATTATTTCCTGCACCTCTTCCTCTACCTCTACCTCTATCTTCATAGTAATCTTCACCATAGTCCTGAAAACCTGCAGTTATTCCTCCGACATCAAAACCGACACGACCACCCTTACGATAATCTTGTCTTTCGCTAATAGCTCTTACTCTCTTACCAGAAGAGTATTTGTTTCGTTTTGTTTTTTGTTTTTTAGCCATAATTATTTTCCATTCAAGATTGTATTTTACTTGACTTCAAAGAGTTTGTCAAGCTTTTCGTCAAGTTTTTCTAGCCTGTCCATTAGTCTAGTCATGTCATCTTTAAGTTCTTGTTTTGTTACGTAGTCTCGTGCTATTTCTTCTCTGGTTTTGTTTAACAATATATCTAACCTTTTAGCTTCAGCAGTATTTTGTTTTATGTTATAGAGGATAGGTCCTAATACTAAAGTTATAAAGACGTTCCAAATTATGTAAGTTGATATTTCCATTATACTTGATATTGTACAAAAAAGTCTATTCGTTTAGTTGATGCCTCATTACATTTTACATTTAAATCAACAGTACTATTGTCTCCATATAAAAAGAATACATTACTAGCAGCGTTTTCAATATTTGGTCTTAAATTAACAGATTGTGTTGTAGGTAATTGGTGGTAACTTACATTTCCACCCCCTAAATAATATCCATTAATACTTGATGTAAAAGGAAGACTCAAATTTAATGTATTAGCATTTGTAGTTGTACCTATAGTAACAGAAGCCGAAGCATAAACCATTCTTCCAATTTTAGTATAATTAGCTCTGTTTGTTGTTACAGTTCCACCTTGACCATTTACTTCAGATACAGTCCATGTACCTTCTTCGTAATCGTCTAAAGTATTAGCTGCTGCTGTGTCTGAACCAAAAGCTATACCACCGTGTTGTGTAATTCTTGCTTGAACAGAATTAGCAGTTCTAAAAGCTAAACTTCTTCTTGAACCTGCATGTGAATATGATTCATGTGTGTATTCTACAGCAGCTTCTGTATCACCATTCGTACCATCATTACCAAAAAATATAGTAGATTGAGAATCAGAACCTGAATATATTGTTAGTCCATTAGCACCTGAGCCTGAACCAATAACTAAGTTATTTCCACCTGCGTTTCCAAAAGTTCCTGTATTATGTAGTCGCAAACTTCCAGAATTATCAAGTTTTGCTCTAAAAGCATTATTAGTATAAAAATTTATATCAGCATCTTCTTGTTGATAAAGAAAAGCATCGCCTGTTGTATTGCCTTCAATACCAACAAAAAACTTATCTGTATTGTGGTCGTTAGCGAAAGCAAGTTGTGCACCTACACCACTACCAGAGCCATGAAAATCAGCTAAAATACTACCACCTGAGAATGATGTTTGTCCAACAGCTATAGCAGTACTAGACATTGTACTATCTAAAGTAGTAGCACCTGTCACATCAAACGTACCTGCTATGTCTATGTTGGTATCTAACTTAGCACTTGTAACAGCATCATCTACAATTTTAGCTGTAGTAATTGTATTGTCTACAGGAACATTAATATCAGTTTGAGTAAATGTCATAACCTCAACAGCCACACCAGTTGGAGGAGCTGTAGAGAATGTCAGAGTTGTACCTGAGATACTGTATGTTGATTTGTTCTGATATACACCATCAAAGAATACTTGTGTATTGTTTTCATTTACAGGAGCTATACTTAGAGTTAGAGTAGTATCACTACCATCCCCTGTCATTGTATCTATGTTTAAGTTTGAACCAGAGACACCTGCAGCAACTATATAAACTACAATTTTTCTTCCGTTTGCAGGAGCAGCACTAAATGTTAATGTTGTAGTACCACTTGAAGTAGCTATAGAGTATGCACCTTGTTCTTGGAATACACCATCTATAAATACTATTAAATTATCTTCTGATTCTGTTGATTGGCTAAGAGCATACGCTGTAGTAGAGCCATTACCTGTAAAGACATCGTGTGTAAATGTATTAGTACCACCACCGCCACCAATAGCACCCCATGCATCTGTATAACCTTCAAATTGTGCTAATGAAGTGTTATATCTAAAGTAACCTGCAGCAGGGCTTCCGGGTCTTTGAGCTGTAGTACCTACTGGTACATGAATAGAATCTGTATTAGAACCTAAATCAAGTGAAACATCTGGAGATGCATTACCTATACCTACTCTATTTGTAGAAGAATCAACTACTAAAGTATTTGAATCCCAGTTAAAGTCTCCTGTTCCACCTGTTAAAGCTGTTAGAGTTCCAAGGCTTGTAATGTTAGGTTGAGCTGCTGTAGCTAATGTACCTGTTAAATTATTAACAATTAAGTTTGCAGCAGCATATCCTGTTGCACCAGTATTTACTGTAACAGCAGGTTCTGTTTGTGTATCTGCAAATAATCTAAATGTATTATCAGTAGAAGCATCATAGAACAAACCAGCATATTTAGTTGTGCTAGACTCTACATACTTACCAAAGAATCCAAAGTCTGTACTATTAGCTGAGTTAGCATTTGTAAGACCTGTAAAGTTATCATCCGATACTATTGCACCTGT